CCCAACCTCGTCAAGCTTTGGGAAGATGTTTCTCGAGCGTGGGGTGGAACGGAAGGGATCGCAGCGGAAGCATTGATTCTCTACCGTGGCGCAAAAGATACCACACAGCAGAAGATCATGCAGATGATCATTGGGCTAGGTGTGAAGGCAAATGAGACTGGTCACTTGAACAAACCTACCAGCGAGATGACCACCGCTCAACTCAAGTCGACGTTGCTGCAGTTGATTGACGAAGAGCAGAAGAAGGCTGACTTCAAAGAGGGTCTGATGGCTCTGGAGGAGGTGGCTGATGTTCAATGATATCGTTCGCCAGCAGATCACCGAAACCTCAACCTACGAGGAACGTCGATCCGCAGAAATCCTGAATGAACTTGGCAAGCGGAAGATGGAGGCACTCAACCTCTACGAACCGCAGCCATTTCAACAACGGTTCCATGAATGTCTGGTCCGTGAAGTCGCGTTGATTGCTGGGAACCAATGCGGTAAGAGCCTCGCAGGTGCGGTCGAGGTGGCGAGGTGTGTAACCAACCAGGATCCCTACAACAAGTATCCTGAGTCAGGGCTGGTGGTTTGCGTTGGTCTGGATGAAGGGCACATCACACGTATGCACGACTACTTACTGCGTGCTGGTGAGTTCAAGGTTATCTGGGATCCAGACAAGGGTGAATACGGCGACATGCGTGTGTTCGATCCGGTCGCAGACGAGGGACGCGAAGACGAGGCTGTCCCTGCTCCTGCCTTGATCCCACGCCGGCTGGTCAAAGAGATCGCCTGGATCTCGAAGAAGGAACGTAAGTTCAGCAAGATCATGCTCCGAAATGGTTGGGAGATCAGAGCATACGGGTCGAGGGGGGAGCCAGCTGCAGGTTTCAAAGCAGACCTCATCTGGTTCGACGAAGATATCATCGTGCAATCTTGGTACGACGAAATGCTTGCACGTCTCTCCATGCAGAAGAAGGGTCGGCTGATCTGGACTGCCATCCCGCTGTCGAAGAACGATGCGATGGTCAATCTGATTCGCCGTGCCGAGGAAGAGGAAAGCAACAATGAAGAAGAGCGAACCGCAGCGGTGTTCCGTGCGACGATCTGGGACAACAAATTCATGCCTCCCAAGCAGATCGAGAAGAATGTCAAAGCTTGGAAAGCTATGGGTGACGAGGTCTTCCTGCAGCGTGCCAAGGGTATCATGTCGATGGATGCCAGGCAGATGTACCCAGCGTTCAATCGCCAAGTCCACTGTCTACCAAAGGATGGCCCGCAAAAGATCTTAGAGGTGCTGAAGGAGCGTGGCTGGCAACCTCCCGAGGATTGGTGCCGCTACACGTCCACTGACCCTGGTCACTCGATCTGTGCAGTGGCGATCTTTGCGGTTCCTCCACCACATATCTTCGGTCGGTACGTTATCCAGTACGACGAGCTCTACATCAGGATGTGTAACGCTCACATGTACGGCGAGCAGATGTTCAATAAGGTTGGGCGGGTTGGCGTTCAGGCTCATATCATTGATGAACACATGGGCCGGCAGACTCAGATGGGGTCTGGCGAAACAGTCAAGAAGCATTACTCCGACGCGTTGCGGAACTATGGCGTGAAGTCCTACGGCACAGGGTATGGTTTCATCGCTGGTTCGGACGACGTGGCTGCACGATGCACAGCGGTGCGCGAGATCCTGTCGATCCGAGCAGACGTTGGTCAGCCTACCTACCTGCTGGTTGGACCCAACTGCCCGAACACGATCCGAGAATTCCAAGGATACAACAAGAAGGTGCGTAACGTCTCAGGCACGATGATCATCGAGGATAAGCCTGAGCCAAAGAACAACCACCTCATGAATGCAATTGAATATGCGGCGGCTTACAAGCTACCGTATGTACGTCCCCCTGCTCCAGAAAAACCGAAGACACCTCACGAGAGGTGGCGTGAACGTAAGGACGAAGAGCGAAAGAACCGTGGTAATCGTGGTCCTCTCGCGAAGCTGTTTGAAGACGATCACATTACACTCGGCCCCCGAGGAGCGTAACGAAAGGAAGTAGTGATGAGATCTATGACAATGATGGACCGTGAAGATGCTGATGTCCAACGTGAACGACGAGCGGCACAGCGTAAAATCGAGTCAGAGTTTGAGATGCCAACGGACGACTTGTTCGTTGGTATGCAGGTGATGATCGGTCAGCCGGGCGTTACCGGTATGATCCTGGCCTCGATCGAGCGGATCGCCGCCACGTACCTCACGGTGATAATTCCTGGGCCCAAGCGGATCACCGACATTCTTCACATCGACGATCCCCGCCACAACAACCCGGATCGCCGAGATGGTATCATGGGTTACTGGACCCACACCGATTACACGGAGCATCTGCAATCAGAAGCAGCGGTGCTGCACGAACGCATCGCAAACCTCGAGAAGATTGTGGAGACGCTAAGCATCCCGGTGCCTGGTGCCCCCGCAAAGAAGAAACCCGTCGACCCCGAACTCGCTGAGCTACGCGCTCGCGCTAAGGAGTTGAAGATTCCCAAGGCACACTTGCTCGGGAAGAAGAAACTCCAGATAGCCCTAGGTGAAATGAATGCTACCTAATGGAATCGATCACCCTCTTGGTTCTATGTGCCAAGCTTGGGTGAACTTGATGAAGATTGCCGAAGATGACAAGGAAGAACGCTTTGGACGGTACGCCCGTGAGGCAATGCAATTCTTCGACGGCGATCACAATTGGATGTGGCGTCGTGAGTATTCACAGGGGCCTGGCGGTTTCATGGACTCGAAGTCACCGGAGTCTGTGAAACCTCTGTTCTTGTCATCCACGAACAAGGTGTCGGAAATAGTTCAACTGTTTCTTCCGAGACTTATTGCGCGTGATCCACACATTCAGGTCACCATCCCAGTGCAGGAGAACATCCACCCTGCTGCACTGGGTGACGTGAATGACCCGATGTTCATGCAGCAGTTCCAGATGATGCAGTATCAGTCGGACATGGAACGTGGGAGGCAGGAGACGCACGCTGACATTCGCCAGCGGCTCCTCAACTGGCTGCAGGTCGAGGGCAAGAAGAAGGTCGAAGCTCGCGAAGCGATGACAGAAGCTCTCGTGAAAGGAGAGGCACCCATATGGACTGAAATGTTCAATCCAGCGGGCAGTAAGCTTCGGTACCCTAAGTCGTTCTGGGATAGCGTCGACAACTTGATCAAAGATCCCGACGCGAGCAAGCGATCGGAGATGAAGTGGGTTGCCCGCAAGTGCTGCCACCCTGTCTGGGAAGTGGCTCGCGAGTATGGGATCGACCCCAAGATCCTACGTGGTACCGGTGAGAGCAAGAGGCAGCAGGCTGTCAACAGTTCGCAGCCAGGATACAGTAGCCACAAGAGGAACAGTGATGGTGAAAAGGACACCATCACCTACTACAAAATCTATTCCAAGTGCGGCATCGGTGGTCGCATCGAAACGTACAGCAACGGTGACGAGAAACTCAAGGAGACGCTCGAACAGTTCGGCGACTATGCCTTTATCGTCGTTGCACCAGGCGTAAATTTTCCCTTAAATATGCCACCGGGAACCGCACCTGAAGAGGTTTCCAAGAGAGTTGAATGGCCCATTCCATTCTGGACTGATGGCGGCTGGCCGTTCGAGAGCTTAGGTTTCACGAACAAGCCAAATGACTGCTGGTATATCAGCCTCGTCAAGCCAGCGATCGGCGAATTGCGCTTTATAAATTGGGGCATGAGCCACCTCGCGACCAAAGTTGCACAGGCAGGAACGATCATTGCGATCAGGGAATCTTTTGGTGAGGAAGCGGCAGGGCAATTCCTCGACAGACATGGTCCGTACACGGTGATGAAGATCAAGGAAATTACCGGTTCGCTGAAGGAAAATATCGAGGTATTCAACTTGCAAGCGTTCAATGGCGAGTTGATGATGGTGATCGAAAAGGTCATGGAACAGTTCGACAAGAGAACTGGGCTGGTCGAGTTGTTGTACGGTGTGAGCAGTGGCCCGAACGCCCGCTCTGCCGCAGAGAGCAACGACCGCATGCACAACGCCACGATCCGTGTGATGGACATGCAGGATCGCTCGGAGGACTGGCTGTCGGCTATCAGTCGCAACGAGATGATCGCAGCTGCCTGGAACCTGGAGGGCAAGGACATCGCTGCACAGGTCGGCCCGTGGTCAGCCCACATCTGGGACACACAGATGCGGACGCAGTCGTTCGATACTGTGGTGCGCGACTTCACCTACCGACTCGAAGCAGGTAGTGCCGCCAAACCAAACAAACAGGCACAGCAATCCCAACTTGAGCGTCTTGGTCAATTGGTATTGCCCGTGGCACAACAGGCTCTTGGCATGGGCAACGTCGACCCATTCAACGCCTTCGTTAGCGACTACGGCAAAGCGTATGACATCGATCCACAGCCATACTTAATGCCACCACCTGAACTGTATATGCCCCCAGAACAAATGCAGCAAGGACAAATGCAATGACCTTTGACATGGACGAATACTATCGTGACCAATGTGCCGAACGTGGCCCAGAGTGCCTGGCGATGTTTGAGAAGATCTTCAAGAAGGAGAAGTCTGCAGGGTTTGCCTGCATGCTCGCTCTGAAGTCTCCACCCTCGCTCCAGACCGATACGTCCTGGCTTGCCGGCCATCCCTCAAGCAACGACCGCATGGAAGGCATGACAGCCGAGGCAAGCAGGAGTGTTCTGGCTCGGGCTAAGAAGGCAGGCGTCAGCACAGCCGGCATGGTTCACATTGCACAGATGGGAGCCGCTGAAGACCCCGGTGCCTGGGTGGATGGCAAGGCTGACATGGTTCGCAAGGCCGCTCACAAGAACGTAACCCTCACCGAAAACGGCAAGGTCATTCACGAGGCCACGCCGATGCCAAAGAAGAAAGCTCCTGCCCTCGCAGAAGACAAGATCGTCGAACTGAGCCACATGCACAAGTTTGCCAACCCCGGTTGCAAATTGAAGGGTGGTGACATGCGCGAGATGATCGTCGACAAGCATGCGTACAAGGGTGCTGATCCAATCGTTAAACGAGTAAAGGACAAATGATATGAGGTTACCACAGACATTCACGGTCAATGTTGTGATTGCAGCGTTGAACCCGACTGCCGGCGATGGCTTGCTGGGATTCCTTGTCCCGTCTGGCAAGGTCTGTCGCGTCAACAGCGTGCAGGTGACGAACATGGACAACGACACTGGCGAGATGCTGGAGTGCGGCTGCTTTGGTATCACCACGGTCGGTTCGCTGACTGGTGCGAGTGCCCCGACTCCACAGGCAATCAAGCCGGACATCAATGCCTCCAGTGGCGTGACCACGTACGCTGCAGGCAACGGTGGGCTGACGACCGAGCCAACCGCTTGGGGTCGCGAACACGACCGACAGGGATGGAATAACCAGGGTGGTTACTTCTACGATCCACGCACAAACGAGCGGATCGATGATCGACCCACCGTACCAGCGGGCGACTACTTCTTCGTTCGGTTGCTGGCTGCTCCATCTGCGGCGTTCAAGGCGAGCGTCTCGATCACGTACACAGAAGAAACCACAGCAGCGTAAGGAACGCACAATGATTGAATGTTTGATCTCCGCACGTAAGCAGGGCCGGCGAGGCTTGAAGAAGGCTGGTGACATCATCGTCGCGAAACTGGCCGGTTCGGACTGGGGCACACAGGAAGCTGGTGCCGTCGTCCTGATCGAGGATGCAGTGGTGGAAGCTGAACTCCAGGCGATGCTCGATGCAGGCGAACCTGTCCCTGTGATCATTCATCCGTATGCTGAGCATGAGGACATCCCGACCGGTGACGGCGACAAGACACGGCCCGTGATGGTCAACCGCTCCCAGTCGTTTGTGTCTATCAAAGACATGCACCCTGGCCGGCGAAACCGATTGCGTAATCCTTCACAGGGTGGGCGACCGATCCCTGCTGCTGCCGTCACACTGAAGACTCGCGCCAAAGAAACACGGGGTGGCGTAGCGCGACCACGTCGAACCAAACCAGCTAATCGAACTCGCACAGAAGACTAACCATGGCAACTGTGAAAACAATCAAGTCGTCTGGTGGCGACTACTCGACCCTCCAAGCGTGGGAAGACTGGGCTGACGGTGAAGCTAATGCCGATCAATGGGCGGAGTGCTACGCTGGTTTCGATATGGGTGCGTTGGCGATCCAGTCATGGACCTCGACTCCATCAGCCTCGCTGTATCCTCGTGTCTATGCTGCAGACGGTGAGGATCGTCACGACGGCAGCGATCAAGCCAGCGGAGTGTACGGGACCAGCGGGGTCGCTGTCTATGAACCCTACACACGTATCGAAGGGATTGCATACAGCCAAGGCATCTACTACTACGAAGGTACTACGAACAGTCTGATTCGTGACTGCCTCTTCGACGTAATTGAAGCATACCTATACGGTGCCGGTGACTGTAGCCTCACTATTGAAAACTGCATCACCACGGGGGTGAATGGCATCTACGGTTACGTGGGCAACTGGACTTCTGGCACCTGGACATGCACTTTCGTTGTTCGCAATTGCACTACTGCACAGGTCCATGCATACCCATCAGCAGGCAGCGGCTACACCGCAGTTTGTGACTTCTCGGTTGAGAACACGATAGCTCACGCCGCTGGGATTTTCCGTACCACATCTGGCAGTGGCGGAACCGAGACGATGATCTGGACGGCTGTCAACAACTGCCTGACCACAAACGGAACTGCGGATGACTACGGAGGGTCGGACAACCTCGTTGACAAAGCCCTCAACGACATCTTTACGGGTGCAAGGGTAACACTCAACGATACGTTTACCGATTCCAACGGCACGGAACTCAACTCGCACACACCTGATTCCCAGGAGACAGGGAGCGGCTGGAGCGGAACCGCTGGCGATTGGGACATCTCCTCGAACAAAGCCCTGTGCATGACAAGTCACAAGAGTTCGTTTATTGACACAGGTCTAACCGATGTCGACATAACGATTGACGCAACACCGTCAGGGACCACCGGAGAGTGGACTGGCATGAACTTCAGAAGTCTCAACGCTGACAATCAATGCTACTTTGGCCTGTACAACGGAACTGAACTGCAGTTGTGGGAGCGTACGTCTGGTACGTGGACCGAGAAGTACAGTACGTCATTCAACTACTCCGCTAGTACGACGTACTCTCTGCGAGTGCAGATAGTCGGCAACTACCTGCGGTGCTGGGTAGACGGTGTGCTGAAGTTCACCAAGACCTGGGTGTATCACAGCACTCGAAGAAAAGCGGGCCTGCGAGGTACGGCTGACGATACATTCGACAACCTCGTCGCTCAAACACCACGCACAGATATGAATCAAGCGTGGACGAACTACTACCTAGCCGATGGTTCCCCTGCGATTGCAGCCGGCAAAGATCTGTCAGCCCACTACACGACCGATGCGGTTGGTCACCCGCACAACACCGACATCGATGGCAACTCCGTTGACTTCAACATCGGTGCGCTCGCCTCATACCCGTTCGTTAGCACGATCAAGTCGAGCGGTGGAGACTACACCACG